GGTAATTCCTCACGAACTCGTTGATCGCCTCGGCGTGCTTGAAGTAGTCAGGAAACTGCGCCGCTACCCGCGCCTTCGCCTGATCCACCATTCCACCGATCACCATCTGCCGATCCCGCCCATACCCATCGACGAACGGCTTCACGTGGGCTTCGACTTGGCGTTTGACCTGGAAGGAAATCCAGCCTTCAGGATCGTTCTCTCGATCCGGTTCAAGGCTGGCGGCAGGGGTGGGATCTGGGGTGGCGGATCGGCGATCGAGGGCAGCCATGGCGATTTCCTGCGCCAATGATTCGGCTCTCGTTCGTGCCTTGACATTCTCGTCGGCACGTGCGCGTTCGTTCTGCACCATTTTCCAAATCTCAGCCGGTGTCTTTCCTTGAACTTCTACAGGAAGATCGGACTCCGGGGAAGGTGTAGACTCCGGGGTAGATTCGATGTCAACTTCTTCAGGCTCTGCCATAACTCAATCTCCTTCAGTGAAAAGACTACACGAATGTGTAGCGAATGTCAAAAACCGTCGTCTTGCACCGGGATCTCAGGCGTCTCAGGCTTAGGCTCCGTTTTCAAGGCCGTAGCTAAGTCAAGGAACTCCTGCGCCCGGAGGAACTTGCCCCGGGCCTCCAGGGCCAGGGGGAGGGCCGCCAATTGCAGCAGGTCCTCCCGGTCCCGGTCCTGCCATTCCTGGATCAGCGCCAGGAGGTCCGGCCATCCCGGGTGGTCCACCAGCTCCTTGAGGTCCCTGTTGTCTACTTTCACCATACAACTCCTCCAGTTGCGGCAAGAACGCCGCGGCGTCCTTGAGATCGAACCCTTCGAGCACCCTCGTCACGATCCGTTCACTCGCTTCTCCCATTCCATAGGCCAACTTCTTCAGGCCAGGCGGGACCTGGGGATTGGCAATCATAGCCCCGAGCTGGAATAGCTTCTCGAAGTACTCCGTCATGATCGCGAAGCCTTGCAACGAATTCTGCTTCGCCACCTCCTTGTTCGACGCCGCAGTACTCGCGGTCGTCTGCACGATGAGATGTTCACGCAGATTCACTTGGCTCGGCAGAAGCAGTGCCTTCTCCACCAAGACCCCCTCCGGCCCCATGACCGCGTAGATCCGGCCCGTTGGCTTGAACTGCTGGATCAACTCAAGAGCCTGCATCCCAATCTCACCAACAGCTTTCCGAATGTCCTTCGCATAGAGATCAAATCGTCTGGAAGACTCTTGAAGAAGAGCGAGAGTGGTTGTTGCAGTTCCATGCTTTCCCCCCGCCAAGCCAGATTCACGTCCAAGATTGTAATCGCTGACTCCGGTGCGTCTTTCCGCGTAGTCACGGAATAAGACACCAACTTCGAAGATGGAGGGGTAAACTTCCCCCAACTGGAGATCCTTGATGTCAGCGGGGTCGTCGAACAAGACTTTCTTCGAGGGATAGATGTCATCAAGATACTTGGCACTTGTGCTCCCCTTTCTCACCCCCCACATTCTCGTATTCGCGATCGTCGCGTTGTCAACGGCTTGATTAAACGAGGTGTTCGCGCCCGCTTGCAACGTCTCCAACATCTCGGGCACTCCGATGCCGTAGAAGCGATTTTCGCGCCGAATGTATCGAAGCGCCGTGTACGGAATACGCTTGTAGATGTACGGCTGAATCCGCAGCAACCGGCCCGCGACACGGTGAAACGACACGAACAGTCTCTCTTCCAACCCATCCTCATCCACGTCGTACTTGATCCACAGATCATAGACCTGATGATCATCCTGATGCAGCGAGGCAATGTCCGACCACTCTCCTTCGAGCTGCGCCTGCGAATCCTTAACCTCGTCTCCGCTCACGCTCCCCGTCGCGTCCGCGCTCTCATTCACCGACTTCTTTCGAAACCAGCCGTTCCTTGCGCGCTCCATCAACTGCCCGGTCCTCAAGTAATACCGATGCCCGACCATCGGACTTCCATACGGTCCATCAATCTCCGAGTACCCTCGCATGATCAGAAAATCTTCCAGCGGAATCATTCTCGGCTTAATCCCATCAAACATCACCATGTCCGACTTCCGCGTGTAATCCCCACTCTCCGGGTCAAACTCGAAGTCCGGCTGCGTGATCGTCAAGTACGGCTCGTGTATGATCGACGTGCCCAGCTTCAAAACCTCCAGCACTCCTTGCTCAAGAATATCATACACATCCATCGATCCCGTCGGTCCCGCCTCGAACGCCAAGTAATCGGCACACGCATCCGCCAGGTCCGTCCACGTGATCGGTTGCCCGGTCTTCTGATCCACCCCAAGAACCTCTCCTGTTCCAACCGGCACGACATCCCATACCCGATCGAACTCGAACAGCCGATTCATCATGTTCGCGTGAATCGCATCCACGTTAATAGCAGTAATCGGCACGTGCACGTTGCTCGCACCTTTCCAAGGGAAGTTCTTCGGCGTCGTCTTCCCCTCATACTGTTCCCGCCACCTCCGCCAATTCGACTCTCGCCCAGCGCGCCCGTTCTCGATCTTGTCGATCTCCTCGGTCAACCAGCCGATTAGCCTACTCTCCTGACCCGGTGACAGCTTAACGTGCTTGATCATCTTCTCTCCTTAGCGCTTACCCGTTTTAACTTTTCCCTTGCCCTTCGCTGTCGCCTTCGTGTACGGTTTTCCCTTTGGCATTGACCTTCCTCCTTCGACCCGACACTCGTCCCCCGAGCTTCGGCTTTCGAACACGCATTTTGTAATGTCTCCTAGCTACCTTCAATTCAACTCCTTACTCCCGACCTCCAATTCCGTCATCTCAGGATTCGCGGCAAACCCAATCATCATCGCATCCTTCTCCTCGCTCCACTGCGCAAACACAATCGTGTCGAACTCGTCGGGAAGCAGGCTCTGAAGCCCAACCATCAACGCCTCCTTCGGAACGTGCAACACCAGCAATTTTCCGCTACTCATTTAAACCCCTTCGGGCGCGCAGGCGCCGGATCATACGTCTTCTCTCCCGCCGCCATCGGCTTGACGCCGTCGGGGAAATTCCCCACCGGCTTCCCTCTTCGATCCCGATCAACCGGCTTCGGCATCGGGCTAGGCTTCCCAGCCTGCTTCGTCGCTCTCCCCATCACTCCCCCTAATACCCGGTAATCGGGTCTCTCAGCGCTAGTCTATCTCGTTCGTGCTCAATTCGCTCCTCGACTTGCGCTTCAGTTTCACCCCTACGCCATAGTAGCGCACTGTAAGCAAAAGCGTCCAGAATATCTTTCGTCTTCCCGATCGGGAACTGAATATACTCCTCGATAAAATCCGTCTGCACCGACTGAATGTACACGCGTCCTTCCGCAAACGCCGCGCCAATCAACGTCCTAATCCTCGCGTCCTTCGTCTTCCCGATCAGCGGCTTGACCCCCCGGAACAAGCTCTCCGAGAACCCATACCTCGGCGCCCGACGCCGCACCAAATCAATCAACACCTTCTGAAAAAGCACCTGTTCGATGGCAAATCCGAGATCCGGCTGCCACTTCTTCGCCAACCTCAACACGTCATCGATCATGACAAGCGGCTCCCGCCTCCTCGCGTAAACCTCAAGCAAGAACACCCGGTCCTTGGGATCCACCCCAACAATCACCACCGCACTCCGACACGCGCTCGACTTCGCCTCCAGTGCCGGATCCCAAGCCCCGCACACCGAGAGACTGGACCTCGGCACAATCTCCAGCTCAACGCCTCGGCGCGCCAAGATCCTCAAATCCCCCTTCCCGTTGAACTCAAAATACCTCAAGTGCTCTTCCTTGAAGTCCACCACGTCCGGGTCGCTCGGCGCATTCAGATACTGTGCCGAGAAAATCCTCGGCCCCAGCTCCTGAAGCAACTTCGCCAAATCATCCTTGTTGAACCGCTCCGGCCAGATCGGACTTCCAGGCAGGTGCGCTTCCAACAACGCCTGCACCCTCGGACTAAGGTGCCGACTCCGCTGTGGATTCCACCCATAAGTCGACCTCGAAAACACACTAACCTGCGGCTCGTTATCCACGATATGCCGATTCAAGTCATACGGCGCCCATGAGTTCTCGACCACATGATGCAAATCCCTCGGAGTCTCAAGCAAATTCTTGTTCAGCTTGTGACTCTCAATCGCCTTCTCAACGGCCCCGGGACTATCATAATTCTCCTCGTTGATCAAGTCATCCTCGATCACGATGTCATAATGCCGACTGGTCGCCTTCCCGCCCGTCCCTAGCGTATCGATGCTCGGATCCGGCGTGCTCGACTTCCTCGGGAAGATAATCTCCTCCGAGTTCCACACATCATCATTCCCGAACGTCGGGATCAACTCCGGGAAGAACGCTTGAAACACCGGGTTACTTTCCACCACCGACTTGACCGCTCTCAGAAACCGCTGCGCATTCGTCTTCGTACTCGACACGATCGCAATCCTATCCTTCGGATCTTGCCCCAACACAACGCGCCGACATGGAATCCACAACGGATACGCTATAGTAGAGATGGAGGACTTGAGATGACGTCTGGGATCTTCATAAAGCTTACTCGGCCGCTCAAAGTCTTGCAAAAACAGACAGGCTGCCAAGTGACACCGTTTCTCCAAGTCAACGTGCCCTACGATCGCCTTTCCAAAGAAGTACAAACTGCCAGCCGCCCGAAGCCTAACAAGGTCAAACAGTTCTTTCGAACTATCCTTGACTACCTCCTGCGGCGTCATCCCCCTCAAGGTCGTCAAAGTCATCCGCCGCTCCCTGTGCGCTCTCCAGCATTGCGATCCGCAACAACCCCATGGTCATCGGATCGAACTCAATCCTCTGCCGAATGGCACGTTTCTGAATCGGCCCGAAGCCCGCTCGATCCAGAATAGCCGTCGCCGTTTGTCTCTTGTCCGCTGCAAACCCCTCCCCAAGCAACGCAATCAACGCCTCCGCCGCCTGCGGCGCCGCCTCCTCCAACATCACATTCGCTTTTCTATTCGTCAGCGCCGTGTCCACGCTGTCATAAAGCCTCGCCCCCACCTTCTCCTGCACTTCCCGATACGCTCTATGACCCACCAACCTCGACACCGCCTCCGGCGTCATGTCCATGCTCCTCGCAATCTGCTCCACAGACTGCCCGAGAGCTTGCCACCTCGCGATCTCCTCTAACTTGAAGAACGTCTGTGACCTAAGCTCTCGGCTCTGAAGACTCCCCATTGCTACTCCGTCGGGGCCGGGGCCGTCGTCTTAAGTGCCACTACCGTATCCACCGCGCCCTGCACGCCAAGATACGCCACGATCGTCGTCAGCAACCAGTCGATCGTGTCCGGTGGCACGTTCCACTTCTGCATCAACGGCACCGCAACAGCCCCAAAGACCAGAACCACTAGCTTCCTGCTGAGAAATTTCTTGAACATCTCTTCCCTCCGATGTTAGCCACGCTGCGACTAACGTTATTGTAAGAGCCACGATCGGCACTCCCAGCCACAAGGGTAGCACACCTACCCCCTCAAGCAGCGCCTTCGCCGCCCCCACTCCCACCACCCATCGCCCAAGTGCTATAAGCAGTTTCCCCATCTCCCCTCGTCTCGACAACCCTCAGCGCCAAGACATTCGACGCCGGAATCGCCAGGTACCCCGCAGAGTCTATCACGTCCGGCGCGTCTTTGGTCGGGAAGAACACCTCCACTCTCTGCCTCTTCCCCCCTAGCTTCTGCCACTTCCCACCCATATAAAACATCGCCGTCTCCCTGACCAACACCTCCGCGTCCGCCGTGGCCAAGTTCGCACTTTCGCAAATATCACTCCAGTACACCACGACTAAATCCCCCTTCTTCGCCACCTTTCTCATCTTCCCCGAGCCTC